TTGAGAAATGGGACATCGTCGTGCGTGAGGTGATAAAGATGGTAGTCGAAAGTATGAATCAATCAGGCGGACCTTTCACGCTGATAGCGAACAGCATGATGTCACTCTCAATCATTTCGGCGCTTGTTGAGTTTGTCAATTTGCAAAGGCTTTGGTTCGTCGGAGATGACATCCTCTTCATGGCCCAGAAGTTCAAATTTTTGGAGAAGAAGATCGAGGAAATGAAGAAGAAGTGGGGACTTGAAGTGAAACAAGAGAAAATGAATGTACCCACTTTTTGCAAGTACTTGGTAACAGATGACGGAGTCTATCCGGACGTAGTACAGTTGGCAGCCACGGCTTTGAGCCGTGATTTTAGAACCGAAGAAGACTTGCAACAATATCAAGTTGCCTTACTGGACAAACTACGAGAAGTCGAACAAGAATTGGACTGTCTGAACGCTTGTGGAGCAGCCGTTTTTGTTTATAATAACAAAGTCACGATTAATAAGATGAAAGCCTTGCTTGGATTCGTTAGAAAGTTCTCGAAGATGGAATGGAGTCAGTTTGTTGCCGCGTCAGATGAATTTAAGTTACATACGAAGATAGTGATAGCGAGTGAAGATTTGCGGCTTGGTTCAGAAAGATTGACCAAACTGGTTTCATCCAAAAGAGAAAGTGAGAATCCTGAAGTTGCCAACATCTTGATTAAAAAGAAGAAGAATGTCAAGAAATATTCAATGTGGACTTCAACGAAACATCGACAGGATGCAGGCGATGATCGATATGCCGATGAATTCAGAACCGGAGATACGGCTTCTTGCGATGGAAGCTATAGCTTCTTTGCGCAGACTGCTGAAAGATTTGCCGGCTGTGGAATCGAAATGCCAGAAGAGCCCGTGCGAGCGGTTCCAAGAGTTGATTGGACAGGAGCCACTGGGAGACTCAAGAGAAGAACGGCAAAGAGCGGTTCGGCTATTGAACGAGATTGCCTTCGTAGGTGTGAAAGTCTCCGCACGAGACTCCAGAGACTCAGGACCGGATCACGAACCCTTGTGGTTGGTGATGATAGCATTGGAGTTCGAGGGAATCACAGTGAGGATCAGCGAATGGGGTCCATCGAAACGCGAGGCAAAGGAGAAAGCCGCGTTGAGAGCGGTGAACAAGCTTTGGTGGGAAACGATACAGTTGTGTACCGCGAGTTCGATCCAGTCGCAGAAGAAATCGATCTCATCAGAGTGAGAGGCGATTTGAAACGGGCGAAATCTGAGGCTGAGCATAAAGCTGCTTGCGAGCAAGCTTTTCTGGCCTACAGTTTACATCATGCAATGGGAGAGCCATTGCCTATTTCATCATTTATTTAGTTTTATCCTATGTTTCATTACAGGTTAGTATAAGTGATTTTATTCAGGGCGATTAAGTCCAGCTCATTATTATGGGCGTTAAAAAAAAAAAAAAAA